TGTGAAGCTACCTGCGGCTGTTGTAGAAGCACCAATAACAGTACCATCTATGTTACCGCCGTTGATGTCTACAGTAGCAAGTGTTGATGTACCAGAAGCTCCTAATGTAGTGAATGAGCCTGTGCTTGGAGAAGACGCACCTAGTGCAGCACCATCTATCGTACCGCCATTAATATCGGCTGTAGCAGCAACTAAAGAAGTGTTAGCATTAAGTGTAGTAAATGTACCTGCCGCTGGTGTAGCATTACCTATAACAGCATTGTCAATAGCACCAGAGTTTAGGTCTACTGATGTAATGGTTGTAGTGCCTGTAGCTGATAAGTTAGCAAATGTAGCAAGGCCAGTGAAAGCAGATGTACCCGTAGTCGTAAGTGTACCACCGATTGCTACATTACCTGTAGCCGAGATACCACCACTCAGGAATAAGTCCTGGAAACGTGTAGAGTTGTTACCTAAATCTACAGTGTTATTAGAAGCAGGAATTATAGCATTACCGCTATCTACTTGTACTAGCTCACGCCAAACGGCTGCGCCAGAACTATTACCTACACAGATATATACACGCCCTGTAGCAGAGTTCTCCCAGATAGAACCTGGAGCATACCCATCGCCACTATCATCATTAGCTGTAGGAACAGAGTTTGTTACGTTATTACGACCACCAACACCACCATGTACTAATGGTAGATATCCGCTAACAGAAGTTGTTAAGGGTATCTTAGGAGCATCGCCTGTAGCACCTGTATGCCCGTGTCCTGATGCTGCATTAAACGCAGCTAATAGTTGGTTAAATTCCGCATTGATTGGAGGCGCTGTAATACTAGAACCATTTATAATACTAGCAGTTGATTGCCGTGTGTAACCTGCCATTTTTTATCTTCTCCCTGCCGCACTGAACTCAAAGACTAAGCCTTGAATTGAGAATGGTTCTGATTGTCCGTCTGTCACAAAAGTAGCTCGAACTGAAAAGCCCGAACCTTGAATATCCGATGTCATGATCGGTTTGGATGCACCGCCGTAAATCACGTTTGCTCCGTTATAAGTAATGTTTCGCCCTGCGTAGATCGTAGGCGCACCGTCACTGGTTTGAGTATATGTAGAAGGTACTGCCGTATTGTAATCACCCCAATCGTAATCGATAGCGAGGTTCATCTCGAATGGACCTTCTGCACGTACAAATGTATTTAGTTTTCGAATAACTTTTCGTTGTTCTGTCTCACCGAAATCTAAATAAGGTGTAGCGTAAACAGATATAATATTAGAGCCGTTAAAGCTCGTTCCGTTTTCTTGACGATAGACTTTACCATCATGATCTCCATGTAATATAATTTCGTCTGTGCCTACATAATCAGATGTTGCACAACTGGCTCTTATGCCTAGTAGCTGACCAAATTCCCACTCAATAGAACCTGATGTATCAGTTAGGCCACCAATGATGCCAATAGCATCTGTAGCAGCTACGACAGTACCACTATTGGTTGTGGTAACGAAGTAACGTACCTGAGACTTAGAACGTATAACAACGCCTGTTAGTGCGTCCATGTCTTCGTTCTTAATTAGATCAACAAGTGTAGATTGTATTGGCTTGGATAAGGTTTCTAGCTCAATATCACCAACCCTAGATGTACCAGCAACAGGTCTAAAACCATCAGGAGACAAGAACATTAAGTCTCCACCAATTTCCAACACACTATCTCTAGCCACACAACCAATGTTACTTGTTACGTTCTCTAATGCAAAAGCATTTGATGCACTAACTGTAATCTTTTTGATGTTCTTATTACCAAATACAAATAGATTATCACGAAATGGTTTGATCTGTACGACATCAAAGCCAGAAGCTATTTGCCCTCCACCTGCTGCGGCAGTCCATGTGTAGGCATCATTAGGAGCAGAGTGAGCGATGGCTGCTCTAGTAGCTTCATGTCCACCCAAGAACAAATGGTTCTCAAATACATCTACTAAGGCAGGAGCATTTAATGCCTGATTACCACCTGCTGTATTATTACTTGCGTGATATCCACCAGAATGAGATGACTTTATCTCTTTCCAGTTTGTACCATTAAATACTATGGCAGGATTAACCCCGTCTACAAAGCAAATTGTATTGCCAGTGCCAAAGTTAAACTGTTGGTGACGTATTCTATTAACTGTTAATCCATTAGCAGTCATGGGTCGTGTAACTGAGTGATCTAGTGTGTACTTACGCCAACCAATGTTAGCAGTGTAATAATAGAAGCTGTAATTCGTAGCACCAGCATCCTGTCGAATTGCTATGATAGTTGTGCCTGAAGTTACATCATTCTTAAATATAGCAATGCCAAGGACTTTGCCTTGGCCTGTGGTCGAACCTGCTACTGTTACTTCACCATAATCAGGATCGTATTCATCATACCCTTCAATACGTCGATAGCCCCCAAAGAGGCTCGGCTCGTAGTTCAACATACGAGTAGCTGCACCTGGAGAGTTATCCGATAAATCTAAGTGATTTTCATTCGAATTAAGACCACCGCTACAAACTAATTTGAAGGATTGTATTTGGTCAGGCATTAATACTTAACCCTTGTGTCACGAATATATTCGTAATTATTAATGTATAAAGTTTGTAAGTCTTTGATACCCTGCTCAAAGGCCATGAAAGAGGCCTGAGAAGATTCTAAGTTATCTTTAAACATATAGAGATGATATAAAGCCCCATCTACTAAGACTGTATCATAGCTATCAGGAATGCGAGTAACATCACTTGCTGCGGTAATATCAGAGTAGTTCTGGTAGTATCTGAATTTAAGAGTGTATGCTTTATCAGGCGATGGGCTTACACCATAGCCATTACCGTGTGTATCAAATATAAATCGTGGTACAGTTCTACCTGTAGTACCAGAAGAGTGATCTGCATCACGGTGCTTCTTATACCATTCATCACGATCTATATGTTTAAGTGTAGTGAAGCTAACACCTAACGCTGTATCTTCTTGGATTTGAAAGCTGTTAAAATCAGCTATTTTATAAAACGAAGGCCAGGTATATTCTTCCTGACCAACAACCAATGTATCTGTTTCTTCAGCGGCATTAAAAGGCCACTCAAATTCTGCTTGATTAATTTTAGCAACGGAAGCTTTTACTGCATCTTTAACAAGTGCTTGTACTCCCAATACAGACGCAAAATCGCCTTCAATGATTTCTACTTCATTAAGGCGGCGTAGGACTTGGTTACATAAGCTTAAATAGGTGCTGGGCATATCATACCTTTAGATAGAGGAATGGGGCCAACAGTTAAGCCAGCCCCAAAAAGTTTATGCTAAGTAGTCACGATCTACTTCTTCAGCAGCGCCTGTTGCGCCTAAAGGTTGATAAACTACAAAGAATTTATACGAACCCGCTGAAGGTGCGTTAGAACCTGCTAATTTAGCAGAGATCAACGTGTCAGCATTCGTTACATTTGTTAAACCATTTGCGGCTGTAACAATTGCAGCGGCTGCTTTACCAGCATTTATATCTACAGTACCTTGTGCGTCGATGTCACCACCTGTCACACCTAATGATACTGCGTTTGCACCGCCAACAGTAGCTGCTGCGATACACTCAGAACCTGCGGCAAGGACTACGCAATTACGTGGTACTGTACCGATATCATGTACTGAGTTTGTTGTAAGAGAACCGTGTGCAATTGTTGCTGTCTCTAAACGAACTGGGGAAGTTAACGCCATTTTTGTATCTCCTTACGCTGCGTTGTATTTAGCAGTAACAAGAGCTTCTGGACGAAGAATCTTCCTACCATATAAGTGTAGGCCCCTAACGATGTCCGCAAAGCTATCTGGATCACGGTATGTTTCCGTTTTATTGATCTGTTCTGCTGTTGCGACTGCTGAGTCATGACCCGCTACTAGAACACCAAAGTTATCGTTTTGGTTAGCTGCGCCTGAAGTCCCTGCACCTGTGCCAACTGCTGGTAAATTTGAAGATGTATATACACGGAAGCCGTGGAAATTCTTCAAAGTCAAACCGTTGCGTAGTCCACCTGCTTCACCGAAATCAGCGTTCATGAAGCGTGAATCTTCATCTGCTAATAGTTCCATGAATACTGGATCTACACACAACCAACGACCTGCTGTATCAACTTGTTGTTGATCTAGTAGACGCTTCATACGAGCTACAACCATTGCTGGTGAAGCTGTACCTGTTGGTAGTGCAGTTGCACCTGGTAAACGTGCCGCTAATGGGATCGAGTGATCGCCAGCAGAAGACGTTGTGATGTTACCAAACGAACCTTTGTTTAACTTCATTGAAGATAACAATTCGTCTGATCCAGCAGAATCTACTGCTTTATCACCGTTTACTATATCATTTACTGCACTTGCAGATGCATGTAATGCAGACTGCTTGTAACCAGCTAAATAGCCCAATACTTCTTGGTCATACTGATCAGCCAAACGATGTGCTGCACGATCTGTAGCAAGTGACATAAAATTAATGTGACTCATATTTTCTTCAATATCGTCCATTTTAAATGCAAAGTAGTTAGCTTTATCGATGACTAAAGAAAAATCCTCATCGTCTAAATCTTGTGCAGCTATTTGCGTGCCACGTTGGTATTGCGACACAGAAATTTCTGGTTCTTTGATAATACGAACTGTATCACCTTGGGATGCAATTTCCCCAAAGTAGTCAGAGTTAGTGATAGCTCCCGTAACTGTATTCTTGCGGAAAGCCATTTGGACTTTTTTCGAATAAATTACACTCGAAAAATTGCCGTTGGGCAGGTTGCCATGACCTGCTGCTTTTGGAAATGCCATTGTTGTACTCCTTGTAGAATGGCGGGGTCGAAACCCGAACAAACACCGAAGAGGACAATTAAGTGGCAGTGATTTATGAAGGTGCGTAAACTAGTTAGTTGCAGCTAAGTAGTAGACGGGCTTCACCACACTGGTGGACTAAACGTCGATATTCTTCTGGATAAAAAAACAGAATTGGAGGTAGACCTTGAAGGTGGCTCTATTCTGATGTTGAGAAGTTTAGCTCTCAGAAGATATGTCTTTAGGGACGTATCTCCAAAAAGCTGTGAAGGGCAAAGTATAATTCTCTGCCGCTTCACCTTTATTATAACATTAGTTAAGTGTCATTGCAACACCCTATCTTGCGCCACCACTTATGTCGTAGTCAAAGTTACCGTTACTCATAGCTTCTTCTATTGCCGCCTCTTGCTTAGAGTATTCATGCATACTCATGTTTTGCACCTGGCTTTCCGAAAAGGATGCACGACCAGCCGCTTTAGGTGTAGATGAAGATGTTCTGCCTACAGCATGTGCTGCTGATTTAGATTTAGTTTTAGAAGAACCTCTATCAGCTTTATATAAATCAATTGCACGAGAAGCTGCTCTAGCATCTGTATTATTCTTATATAAAGCATCTTGGATATAGCTTGGTTGCATAGCAACCCATTCATGGAATCCTTGGTCTTGTCTAATATCACCAAAGTCAGGATGTACTTTCATCAGCTCTTGTTCAGCTTCCTTTTTAGTAAGCTTAGTTTCTAACTGACGTAATCCTTCCATACGCTTCTCGCCCTCTGCAAGTGCTTCATTAGCACGTTTTTGGGCGATACTATCCACAATCTTTGCTACATCAGGATATTTCTTAGACCAGACATCAATCTCTTCATCTGTCTTAGGAAATTTAATCTGACCTTTTGCGGCCTGATCTAGTTGAGCTTTCATCTTGGTAAGCTCTTGATCCTTTTGTTGCATTAACTGTTGCGAGTGTCGTCGGAGATCACCATATCTTTTCTTATATGTTGTATCTTCACCTTCAACTACTTCAGGCTCTTGCGCAGGGTTTTCAGCTTTGAATTCTTCTGCATAAGATAGACCATTGTCTTCTTCTTCTATTCTTCGATATTTTGCCATTATTGCCTCACGGGGGTCGCATAAAGCGAGTAGCCCTTATTTAAGATATAAATGCATAACTCTTTCGCTGCATCATACTTGGTAGGTTTGATGTACGTGGGGAAATCTCCTCCGTTTCCTCATCGTCATCAAGTTTGTCGTCTACTTCTACAGTAGCGACTTCGACTTCGATGTCCTCTTCAGGAGCATCCGTTTCTGCTGCTTCTACCTCTTCAGGTTCTTCAGCACCTTCTTCGTCTGTGTACTGGATAAGCCCAGTATCATACATGCTCATCAAGCCCATCTCGGCTTCTGATTGCATATCCATAATATGTTTTAGGCCATGCCATTTAACTACGTTGGCAGGGAGAACGTATTCACCTTCAGATATCATTACCTCGATATCGTCACGTACATTCTCTGCACTAGATCCCATTG